AGAGATATGCTTCATCAATTCATAAAATACTGACAAAGAGGGCCCTTAGGCTCAATTCTATATTGCGCACTTTGTTCAGAAAAATTTTTGCGCAAAATAGGTTCACTGGACGACAGGCTATAGTAGTATAAATGTATATGGGTATGTGCCTACGCGCGTATATAGAGGGTTCAAAAATATTAAAAACATACCCAGGGATGAAAGTGGTGTACCTCTGGGCCATTATAATATAAAAATAATAAAGATATATAGATTAATATATAAAAATGGTTCTGAGGCTCACTATTTTAATTCTTACTAGAAATATATAACAACTAATCACAGTTCCGCCTTTTGTGCTTACAAATCTATATTATAAATGGCGATTTTCATAGGATTTAAGCTGACATTCACCGAGTTACCGCATCGGAGCCCTATCCGGACTCGGTGAATTTTTAATATAAGTTATTGAAAATCAATTAGTTATAAATAGTTCACCGAACTACGGTGACCTCAGGACTCTTATAAATCTCTCAAGAAAATTTTAAAATTAAACTAAATCCTTAAATATCGGTTATATACTTATATCATTTTTCTATTTCTAGTTCCTAATTATATAATATTTTTAGTAATATCGGTTAATATATTATATAAAGAATTGAAAATCAATAACTTAGGAGGACCCCAAAACGTTCACGGACTCGTTCACTTATATATCACTTTCACAGACCCGGACTGAGTTCGGTTAATAAATATTTCACCGAAATATATTGAATTGTGGTAATATTTTTCACCGAAATCGTCCCACCTAGTAAGAAATCTCACAAATTTTCATGAAATCTACAAAGACGGAATGTGATACGAAAAATATCTCCAAAGTGTTAAAAAACTATAAAAATTAACCGAAAATTTTATAGTTTGGAATTTTTTAAGTATATTTGCAGTGTAAATCAAAAAATTATAAAAACTCATGGAACAGAATTATTATATACCAGTTTCAGGCAAAGAGCTAAGAGATTCAGAGTTGTATATAACTCTGGCGCTCATCGTTGCAGGAGGCTTTTACAAAAATAAAGCCTATGTAACTGTTAAATCTGAATATGCTAAGGATTCTTTGAAAAATGCTTGTAAAGCACTTAATATCACATGTGAAAATATGAAATGCGATAAGTGCAAAGATAGGTTATATCTAAAGCCAATATCAAAACTGTCAAAGGTATTAGCTAAGCAAAGATTAATACCTGATTTTGATAACGAAACATGGGCAGATATTAGAGAACATATACCTAAAAGCTGGAAAGATTTAACACATGACCAAATTTTATATCTTAATGCAAGTCTTAAAGAGTTAATAGGACGAAAGGTTAAAGATGGAAGTACTACAATGACCATCAGAACAAGTAAATATTTAGCCGAAGAACTTGCAACTATGTTTAGTAAAACAGACTATATATATCTTGCCATAGAAGGTTATAACTCGTGTGAAACTCCGGTTTGGCACCTAGTTTATAAGTTTTATGAGCCCGTTAAACATAATGATGACATCTCAGATTTACTTTAAAAGATTAGACGATGAAAAGTATAGATAGAATTAACGATGATATTTCTGATATATTACCAGATTCATCAGACTTATTAGGTACAGATGGTCTCGAACAACGAGACTCCATGGTCCATGATAAGTCGAAGTCAATACATGACAGGAAAACAGCCCAAGAGCTTGCAAAAGCCAAATTAAAACTTGCTAGAGCTGCTGAAGGCCAAGCTGCAAGACAAGCTGTTAAGGCGTTTAGACAGAAAAAGCAAGAAGCTCAAGAGGCTGTATATCAGCAACTCGAAGATGAAGACAAGCATATGCCAGCCAAAGAAGTTATAGATTTGGCTAACAGGGTAGCTATTAGCAACGGTCAGCCTGCAATGGCCGAAAACGTTGCAAAGCAGATTATGCTTTCTCAAGGTACAACTCGAACAGAAGTCGTAAAGCTTCTCAGTTCACTCAACATAAATCTTGATTTGCAGTTATCGAAGACAGATACGGCCAATCTGTTAGCCTGCCTTCTTACTGCTAATGAGAAGCAGCTTCAAGCCATATACGATAATGATAAGACGCCCCTCGCTATTAAAATAGTGGTTAAACGTCTTATGAATGACTCTAGAATTGGAGAAATCCAGACAGTAGAGAAACTCTGGGACCGTATTTTCGGAAAAACTGGAATGATGCTTGATTTGCCACAAGAATCTAAGGCCGCAGGTATCATACCGAATACTCCAGTTTCTAGAGAGGCTTATATTCTGATTAGAGAGTCACTTCTCAAATAATTGCACACACTTAATTCTCTCATTTTTTCAAGTATGAAACCATTTAGTTACGCCCGCGCCCGCGCGCGCCCACCCCCACCCCCATACATTATTATATATTAATTACGTAATATTATTCAGTCAAGGCTGGGCTTACATAGTTTTTATTAAACACATTTGATATACATTTATTTTGCCATTGTGAGCTCAGCCTATTATAACACCAAATACTGATATGGCAAAGATTATTTATTTCGGAACAGAAGGAAATGGCAAATCAGGCCATCGTCATATTGGCATTGATGAAAACCTTACCCACGAAGAATATGATATATGGTCTGAATGTGACAATCAAGCATGGATTTGTAATGTATACAAAAATCCAGGTCGGCACTTAATACGGCACCACGGCACTGTATATACTAATTACGCTGTACCGTTTTCTGTGGACGACAAAAGAGCTGCATCACATACCGAGTTATTTTGGGGGAAGGTATACATACAGAAAATGAAATGGTAGAACTCATAAAGAACAATTCCTTCTTGAAACAACAATTTAGAATGTAAACAATATGAATGCTCCAAAAAGAACACTTTCTGAAATGCAGCAGAGAGTTATAAATGCAGATACTCTTAAGCATGATGTTGTAAATGCTAAAGAGATGTTACGCCTTGAGATGCTTTCATCATTCAAGGCTTATACAAAAGCCATGTTTAAAGCTCAGTATAAACGCAATTTTATAGTCGCCGAGCATCACGAGAAAGTAATACAGGCTTTACAGGATGTTGTAGATGGTAAATGTAGAAGACTAATAATAAATTTACCGCCTAGATACGGAAAAACTGAGTTGGTAATTAAATCGTTTATCAGTTGGTGCTTTGCACTAAATCCTAAATCTCGTTTTCTGCATTTATCATATTCTGACGTACTTGTAGCAGATAACTCAGACACCGTAAGGTCTATCATGCAAGAGAGCTTATATAAAGAGCTGTTTCCACAATCCAAACTTGAGAAGGAGAAAGCCTCTAGTAAGCGTTGGAAAACAGCAGCAGGTGGAGAGATGTATGCTGTTTCAACACAAGGCCAGGTAACTGGTTTTGGTGCTGGTAATGTGGATGAAGAGGAACCAATCAAAGGTTCTGAAACAGCTGACAACCTTACATTCGATGAAGATATGAATGGTATGCTTGAACAGATAGGTGCTAAGACTAATGTGTTTCAAGGTGCAATCATGATTGACGACCCTATTAAACCTGAGGATGCCGATTCAGATATAGTTCGTGAGCGAATTAACTTGCGATTCGAAAATACAATTCGTAACCGTACTAACAGCCGTAATACTCCTATTATCATAATCATGCAAAGACTACACGAGCATGACTTGAGTGGATATTTGCAAGAGATAGAACCAGATGAGTGGACAGTTCTGTCCCTACCGGCTATACAGGAAGACCCTGTTACTCATGAACGCCATGCCCTGTGGCCTATGAAGCATACTCTCGAAGAGCTTGACCACATGCGAGAGATTAACCCACTCGTATTTGACACTCAGTACATGCAGGACCCTACACCAAAAGAAGGTCTTATGTATTCTGAAGGTTTTAAGACTTATAACAAAGACCAGCTGCCGCAAGGCCGAGAAGCTGCTCACAAGTGGAACTACACAGATACGGCTGATACTGGAGCTGATAATCTGTGTTCTATCTGCTTTATAGATACACCTGAGTATGTATATGTTACTGATGTGTTGTTCACAGATGCGCCAATGGAGAAAACAGAGCCAAAGACAGCTGAGATGCTAACACGAAATCAGACTGTATCAGCTCTTATAGAATCGAACAATGGTGGTAGAGGCTTTTCTAGAAATGTTAAAAAGATACTTCGTGTAACACATAGAAACTTTAGAACCGCTGTCAGAACATTCACTCAGTCTGAGAAGAAAGCAACACGCGTATTCACTAATTCTGGAATGTGCCAAAGCGATATTCTGTTTCCAGAAGGTTGGGAAAAGAAATGGCCTAAGTTCTATGCAGCTCTTATGTCGTATCGTAAAGATAATAAGAAACAGCAGCACGATGATGCACCAGATGCTCTTACAGGCGTGATAGAGATGCATAGTAGAAAACATACTACTAGTAGAATAAGGCTGAGAAATTAATTTTATTTCAATTAACATACTTTAACATAAAAAATTTTATTATCTCAAATATTTTTAGTATATTTGCAGTGTAAATGTTAGTTTATAGGTTATGGTTATTTTTTTAAGGGAAAGGTTTTCTTGATAACACTCCGTATTTTTTCTTGATTATTAATTTAATTCAATCAGCTCTCAGCGGAGAGCTACATCCTCGTCCTGGTGAGCCAATCACGCTACGTCCGTCCAGTGATTGGAGAGGTTCGATTCCTCTAGCGAGGGCAAATGGCGGCATCAGCGGTGGCATAGCTCAGAGGGCTAGAGCACAGGTCTTGTAAACCTGAGGTCGAAGGTTCGAATCCTTCTGCTGTCGTGACCGCCTTCGCTTATATCGCAGATTAGAGCAGTTGGAAGCTCGCTAGGTTCATATCCTAGAGGTCACAGGTTCGAGTCCTGTATCTGCAACTAACGCATAGCTTTTGCACTCACTGCTTAGCTTTGCATATTTATTAACTAATTAATATTTAGACTATTATGGGATTGAATTGCGGATGTCCAGCAGGTAAGCATCTCAATGACCTTGAGATTGCTGAGTGCAAAGAGAGCTTTGGACAGATTCAGAAAGTAATTTTTGCCCGTATCTACAGCTCTACAGGTGTTAAGAACAAGATTCCTAAGGAAACGATTTCTAAGAAAGTTACGATGACACCTCTTTTTGCTGCAGATGGCGGCACTAAGTTGATTGTATCACCATACATTCAGAACCCAACTACCGAACCTGGCGAAGCTCGTACGTTTGGTGGCGGTAACCAAACACTTGGTGGTATTGAGATTGTTGTTGGTCGTGAGCCAACTACATTCACAGGCGTTATTTATCAGGAAGCTCAGTCAGTTATTAAGACACTCAAGACTTATTCATGTGAAAAGATTGGCGTGTTCTTGATTGACGAGAATGGTAATATTGGAGCTATCGATGAAGCTGGTAATGGTGCAAACTATGAGCCTATTCCAGTTGACAAGTTCTTCGTAGGTGACAAGAACCTCGGCGGCTATGAGGAGCCAGACTCTAACACTATTAGTTGGAGCTTCTATCCTAATTGGTCAGACAATCTCGTCTTGATTAAGGCTGATACACTTGACTACAATCCACTTACGGAGCTCACAAACGCAGCTTCGAGTTAAAAAGATTTGAGTATGGTACGACAAGTTAGAAAACCAGTAAAAAAGGTACGTCTCGAAGCAGGTGGTATCTCACAGGAATTTGAGGTATCACACGCCGAGAGAATTCTCGATATGGGACCAGCTTTAAATGGTGGTTGGCGCGTACCTGAAGATAGTGAATACGAATATACAGAAGAATATGGGCTTAAGCTTAAATCAGATAAAGGAAATTCTGCTAAGACCACAGAAAAGGCAGCTGATAAATAAAGCGTCTTCTCTCCAGCAGCGTGTTAGGTTCCACACGGAAGCTAACATATCTTTGTTTGACTACAATAGCTCAGCTCAGTTGTTTCTTGATTGGGTGTCGCACTTACTCCCAAAAGACAAGTACAACATATTTGTTCATCTGTTCCAGTATCCGCTTCCAACTTCAGCAGTTATAGACGATGTATACCGAGAGCTCGAACGAGTATTCTACAGTAGAAACTCAAGTTCAGCATATCAGTTTACATCTTCTGAACTGCTTGAAGATTGGCTGAATTATAAAAAGAATGTACTTCACGAGCCGGATATATGGAAAACTGAAGGATGGAAACAGCTACAGGTATCGCCTAACAGCATACTTGTAGTTGACCTTCCAACTCAACAGACAAGCTTTAGACCAGAGCCATATTTCTATTGGCTTAATATCGATAACGTTATCGATTACAAGCTTGTAGATAAGAGTATCACTAATTTTGAATGGCTTGTTTTCAAACAGCCAGAACATAGAATAGCGGTCTTTGACAGTACTTCAATAAGAGTTTATCAGCTTAATGAGAAGAATGAGATAGAGTCTCTGTTAACAGAGGCTACCCATAACTTAGGATTTTGCCCGGCACGGTTCTTTTGGACAACTCCTATCAATGAGAAATATCCAGATATTAAGAAAAATCCAATCACGAAGGAGTTATCTCGATTGGATTGGTATTTGTTCTTCTCTATCTCTAAACAGCATCTCGATTTGTATGCTCCATATCCTATTTATTCAGCTTATGAGGCAGACTGTAATTTCGAGAACAACGAAACGGGTGAATACTGTGACGGTGGTTTCTTAAGAAATGCTGACGGCGAATACGAGATTAATGCTGATGGAACAGTTAAAAAATGTCCTTGCTGCGGTGAAAAGCGAATAGCTGGTCCTGGTTCCTTCTTGGAGGTACCAGTTCCTAATCAGACAGAGGGCATAGCGGATATGCGCAACCCTGTTCAGATTACATCTATTGATAAAAACAGTCTAGAATACAACGTTGAAGAGGTCCGCAGACTTCACGACGAGATTGTTGTTTCAGTAGTTGGAGCAGGTGGTAATGCCGCAGTATCAGAGAAAGAGGCTATCAACGAGACGCAGGTAGCTGCAAATTTCGAAAGTAAAACAGCTGTTTTGAACACTTTGAAGACAGACTTCGAGCAGGCTCAGAAGTTTGTAGAAGACACAATCTGTAAGCTTCGCTATGGAGATAATTTCATATCGTCATCTATAAGTTGGGGCACAGAGTTTTATGTCTTCACTGTTGAAGAACTCTATTCTAAGTATAAATCTGCTAAAGAGAGTGGTGCCACCGAAACAGAACTTGATGCTATAATGCAGCAGATTCTTGAAGTGGAATATCGTAACAACCCGCTGGTGTTGCAGAGGATGCTTATATTGAAGCAGTTAGAGCCATATCCTCATAAAACACTCGACGAGATAATGAAGCTTTACAATGCTAGTTTGCTTAACGTAAACTATGTGAAACTTAAAGTTAATTTCTCAGAGTTTATATCAAAGTTTGAACGTGAAAACATTGATATTGTGGAATTTGGTTCTTCTCTTCCACTACGTGAAAAGATTAAAATTATTAGAGATAAATTATTAGAATATGTCAAACAAAACGATGAACAAGGCGGAGCTCCAAGAATTGATTCAGGACTTGAAGGACCGTCAGGAGGAGCTCCAGCAGCTTCAGCTGAGTAACCCTGATGCTTTCACTGTTGAACAGAAAACGGAGTTTGACAATAACGCCGAAGAACTTAAGAAAGCTGAGGCTCGCCTCGCTGTCGTAGAAGAGGCCTTGAAGCAGAATGCTTCAAATGCTTCTACTGACAACACATCTGGTAAAGTTGTTGCAATGGTTGCTTTTGGTGACCGTTTTAGCAAGCGAACAGGTAAAGAGGTAAATCCACCTCAGAAACGCTACTTCTCATTCGGCGAGTGGCAGGTATTTAAGCAGAACTACAAGCTGCTTGGTTATTCAATTACAGCTGTCATCAATGACCCATTTGGTGATGCTGCAGGTCTCATTGAGGAACCTAAAGATTAAAAGACAAAGCTATGATAACAATTGAAATGCTTAATCAGAGCGAGTCACTTAAGGGTTTGACTGACGCTCAAAAATTAGCCATTACTACACTCTCTAGCAATGATGAGACAACAGTAATTGGCACAAAGATTGGTGCTTTGCACGGTCAGTATGATGCTGATATTCTCAGTATTTCTGGCATAAATAAAGCAGATGGTGAAAAAACTTATGACTATCTTAAGCGAGTTCTTGGTGACTACAAGACTAAGCTTGATGGTACTAAGACACTTTCTGCTCAGCTCGAGGCTCAGAAGAAGAAAGTAACTGAGCTTGAAGCTAAACTTGCGGCAGGTGGGTCTGATGAAGCTGTAAAGCAGCAGCTTAAAGATGCTCGCCATCAGGTTACTCAGCTTCAGACACAGCTTACAACTAAGACTGAAGAGCTTGATAGAGCTAAGAAGGGCTACGAAAAGAAGGAGAAAGACCTTCAGGTAGGCTTTGCATTTACTAATGCTACAGCTGGTATCAAGTTTAAAGCTGATGTTTCAGAGCCAGTTAAGAAGATTCTCCTCGCTGCTGCTAAAGATGAGATTCTTGCTAAGGGTACTCCTGATTTCATCGATGATGGTAATGGTGGAAAGAAACTGGTACTCCGTGATGCCGCTGGTAACACCCTCAACAATCCTAAGAACAACCTCAATCCATATACTATCGAGGAGTTGGTAATGGAGACAAGTTTGAAGGATGTTATTGATACAGGTAAGCAGCAGCCAGGTGGAGGCACTAAGCCTAACCCACAATCTGACCGCCGAACAGTTAATCTTGATTTGTCAACAGCTAAAACTCAGCAGGAAGCTGATGTCCAGATTGAGAACTATCTGTTGTCAACCGGCTTAACTCGCGATAATGTTGAGTTTGGTAACAAAGCACTTGAGATTAGAAATGAAAACAATGTTTCTAGCCTTCCAATTCGATAATAGACTGTATGATGTAAAAGGGTAATGCAGCATGTCAGTTATGATATATTTATGTTAAACTTTTAAAAATTAAAAGACTATGAGTTTAGTACTTACTAGAATTCAGAACATTCGTTCTAGTTCAAATTTTGACAAGTACGAGTATCGTCCTAGCCGATATGGTGCTCTTGACGTTTTTATCCAGCAGTCTAATGACCCAGCCGGTATTCTTACTGAGGAGCTCAAGCAGAAGGCTCGTACTTCTATTGGTAACACCCTTGAAACTCCTGTAATCGACTATGATGCAGACATCACAATCGGCAATACTCGTTCACTTACGATTGCTGATAGCGAAAATACTTCTCGCATGGTACAGATTAATTTTGCTACTTATGCGTTTGGCTTCACTATCGCTCCTGCTATGTACATGAACAACGAAATCGGCATCCAGAAAGATTTCGAGACTAAGTTGATGAAGTACATCTACAAGCTTGCTCAGAAACTTGATGAAGCTGCTCTTGCTAAGCTTGCGGCTGAGAAGACAAAGGTTATTAAGAACCCGCTGCTCTACACAAATGAAAAAGGTACAATCAACGCAAAGTGGACTGAGCGTGAGAACATCTTCGGCGACCTTGACCCAATTATGGCAGCCAATGACTTCTTCGGCCAGTTGCACATCGTAGGTGATGCTGGTGTTGAGTCAATTATGCGAAAGCTTGCTCAGCATGGTTTGTATAATGACGTTAACAAGCAGAACGAGTTTGGTAACAAGATTGTACACTTGACTAACAATATGGCGCTCGTCGACAAGAAGTATGCTCAGGGTTATGCTATCAATTCAGGTTCTCTTGGCTTCATGACACGTTTCGAGCGTGACTGCTTGCTTGGTACAGTATCTGGTGATGGCCATGAGTGGGGTATCGCAACTCTGCCATTGTTGAATATTCCTTGTGGTACTTACTTCTACGATTCTGTTGGCGATTACCATAGTATCGCTGGTGAAGCTACAGCTGATATGGTTCGTACCCGTAAGGAGCACTATGGCTTCGCAGTTGACGTCGCATTCCTTACTTCTCACAACAGCAATTCTACGACTTTGGCTAGTCCAATTATTGCCTTTGATATTTCAAGTGAGAATGCTAATTATGCAGTGCCTGTACAGCAGGTTGTTGCTCCTCCAACAGCGTAATCTTTCTTTGGGTGAATATCTAAATATAAATCTAGAAGAAACTAGTAATAGCTTTTAGTTGTTATTAGCTTTGGATGGGTCCAGCGGGAGGACAGACTGATGAAAAGGTCTCGTTCCTCCCGTTTTTACTTTAAACTGAAATGTAATCATGATAAGAATTGCAGATATACAAGATAAAATGCTCCATCTAGTAGGATGGAAACAGAGTTATGATTTGTCAGATATTGTGTTATCTAGCAATATAACTCAGACTGAATCAGGTATGTATTTTCAGCAGATTCATCCTCTTCTTACATTGGATAATTTACGATGTATAGCTCCTGATTTTCAGAACTATAATTGGCAGGTGCACGATGTGAATAAAGCTTATAAATCTGGAGAAGTAGTTCGAATAGATGATTCTCTGTACAAAGCTATTCAAGATGTTCCAGCAGAAACAGATATTCTAGATTCTGAGTATTGGACAGAAACAAATCCGTTTTCAGAATGGCTTGAAGAGAAAACTAAGGCTAGTATCGTGAAACTTGTTAATAAGTTTATCAATATGAAATTAGCTGATAAGGCTACAAAGTCTCTCATCGAGAATAAAATTCTGTTTGATGGTACTGGTAGACTTACTAACAAGATTGAAAATCGCAATAGATTAGTAGGTTTTGAGATTGATACTGTTCGCTCTAAAGGCGTTACAGTTAAAATTGATAAGATTGGCCTACAGATGACAAAACCAGGCTCTTATACTCTCTATATTTTCCATTCTAGTAACCCAGAGCCAATTTACACTCTTACTTTTGAGAAAACCAAGGCTAATAGTCTCGAATGGTTTAAGCCAAAAGATGATATTCTGCTGCCTTATGAGAGCACTAATACAGACGCTGGAGGCAGTTGGTATTTAGTATACAAGCAGTCAGAGCTTCCTGAAAATGCTCAAGCCATTTATAAAGATAGAGACTGGTCCACAGGTCCATGTAAAGCGTGTTCTAGAAGTGAGTTTTTGGCTTATCAGGCTTGGTCTAGGTACATCGAGGTACACCCATTCTACATATCAGAGGATGAAGAATTTGACCCAGAGATAATGAATTTTACCTATGATAAGAACTATGGCATTAATCTTGAGGTCTCAGCATACTGTGACTTGACAGATTTTATTATTAAGCAGAGAGCTATGTTCCAGGATGTACTCTCAAAGCAAGTAGCTATAGATTTCTTACGAGAATTTGCCTACAATCCAAATGTTAGAACTAATAGGCATTCTATCAATGCGTCTAAGTTGGATATTCTTACAGAATTAGATGGCGATTCTAATAGTATGAGACAATCTGGACTTTCGTATGAATTGGATATTGCTTTAAAAGCTTTAAGTATTAGTACACAAGGACTAGATAGGGTATGCCTGCCATGTGTGAATAACGGAATTAAATACAGGTCTATATAATGGCTGCATCTAAGTATTATGGCTTATCTATTAGAAACTTGGCTTATAGATTAAGAAAGTTTGATGAGGTCCTTGGTAGGGAACTCGTTAAAACTGTGCTGGCTCATGAGCAAGAAATCATAGAGGCTATTACTGAAGACCAGCTTTATGAAAGAGGTGTAAACGGAGATGATGTTGAAATTATGACTTATGCTCCGTATGCTCCAAGTACTGTAAAACGAAAAATCAGAAAGGGACAGCCATATAATAGAGTAACACTTAGAGATACTGGCGAATGGTATAAGTCTTTAAGGCTTGTGTATGATGTTGATGGTTTCTATCTAACGAGTACTGATGATAAGAATAAGTATTTAAAAGATAAATATGGACCGAAAATTCTCAAGCTTACAAAAGAGAACTTAAAAAATATCATATATAAATACATAAGACCAGAATTGTCAGTCAAACTTAAAGAATATTTACAGAATGGCACAGAAGAAGAATAGTGTAGAACGAAGCATAATTATTCCGATGAAAGAAAATCCAGTATTGCTAGATAAAGTTATACAGGATATTCAGAAAACATTAGGAGAAAAGCTTAAATGGCTTGATTATGCTTTCGGCCGTTCTTATAAGTTGGTTGAACACCAGGAAGGCGGCGGAAAATTTATATATCCAGCAGCATACATTGGAAAATCTGAATACGCTTCTTTACTTCCAAATGACCAATATGGTAATTTCTGCTGGTTTGATATTTATGATGCTCAGAATATTACTCAAGTAGTTCAATCTACACCTCAATTTACATTCTCAGGAGCTATAGTTTTCTGGTTTAATCTAGATACTATTTTTGCTGATAATGATGCTATGTACTCAGAAGAGGTGAAAGACGAAATTATTAGAGTTCTTACTACTCCAGGTCTCATTAAACAGACAGGTAGACTTACAGTCGACAAAGTTTATGAGAGATTCGAGAATATCTATAAAGGATATTCGCTTGAAAAGATTTATAACAGCTATGTTTACTCCGGTCAAGATATTCAGTCTATGGATAAGTTATTCTTTATGCATCCATATTCTGGACTGAGATTTGAGTTTACAATAACAACAAGAGAATTATGCCAACGTTATATCAAATAGTTTTAATTGCTCTATTTTCTGCTTTTGTGGAGCTGTTTATGAGCAAATCAGGTTTTAGATATTGGCTTAGAGACCAGTGTGATGATATAGGTTTTACAATTGTAGCTAAAATGCTTGATTGTGACTTTTGTCTAGGTTTCTGGCTTAGTGTTATAATATCGATTGCAATGGTACTGATTACGCTTGACCCATCGTATATCTATGTGCCAGTATTTGCAACTCCTATAATAAGATTTTTAGTATGAAAACAATATCCTTAGCTAATAGAACTATAAAGCTATATGATTCAATTGATGAAATGCCGATTGAAAATTTCCAAAGATATAATAAGTATATTATTATAGACGCTGGACTTGGTTCAGACATAGATTCAGTTGATGAGCACATAGCACAAATTGCAAAGCTTATTAATTCTGGAGACAAGAAAAAAGCTATGCAAGAATTGCAAAATATGAGACAAAACATGCACATGATTGTGAGTGGAATATCTCCAAGGTATATGGCATTTGCGGCTCTCGTATACAGTATTGATGGAAAGAAAGTAGAAAGCCAGTCAGATACTAGTTTACAAGAATTATTATCTGATTTAAATAAGGCGAAGCATAGCTCTATTATAGAAACGCTATTTCAGTTGAAAAAAAAACTTTCGACAGAGCTAGAAACTTATTTTCCAGATAACTTTGATTCAGCAAAAGAAAAAATGATATATGAAAAGATTAAGCAGAGAACAATCTTGCAGCTAAAAGGTATTATAGAAGACAAAGAATATACCGAAGAGATAGCTGATATAGACTTGTCTCTGCTTAAATCTTTTAAGCCAGGAATATTTACTGGTAAAAATTCATTCGAATTAAAATATGATAAGCAGTTTGAAAGTTTATGTATGTTAGTTGGCCAAAAAGCCAATTTAAATGCTAAACGTATGACTGTTCTTCAATTTTATACAACCGTTAATAATATAAAAGCTCAGCTCGATGCTGAAGCTAAAGCTTATAAACGAATTAAACATAGATAATTATGGCAGATGACGTAATAAAGGAAAGTGACCTCATACAGTCCGACGGCTCCATAAATAAAATCACTCAATCTTTGGAACTGCTTATAGATAGTTATGGAGAGATGGTTGCTGCTATAAAGAAAGGTTCTTCTGAGATGGTAGAGGCTATAAAGAATATGAGTACTTCTACCAAAGAAGGTCGTGCAGCTTTAGATGATGCAGCCAGAGCAGCCCAAAGATTAGAAAGAGCACAGAAAGAATATGAGTTTGCACAGACTGATATCGGCAAAGAAGTAGCTGATTTAAAATCTAAAACTGCTGCTTTGAATAGAACTACAGCTGAGAGCAAGAAAGCACTTGAGTTGCAAGCTGGTTCTTATGAAAGAATTAGAATACACCTCAAGCATCTCATTGATTTATATAAGAATATGTCCGCTGAGCAGAGAGCTTCTAGAGGTGATGATATAATTCGTCAAATTAATGAGCAGAGGTCTAGACTTGCAGCTATGGATGAGCAACTTAAAGCTCATGTTGTGCAGGTTTCTAAAGTGCAGAAAGCAGAAGAGAAATTAGCTTATCTGCAGTCAGAAGAATGTCAACGTTATCTTGAGTTGAAAGCTAAAATTCGAGAGGTGATGGCTGCTCACACAGCTAATAGAACTCAGGTTGATGCGCTTACACAGGCTCAGAACAGATATAACCAAGCAGCAGATGCTACAAATATACAGGTTAAAGAACTAGATTTGCAGACAAAAATTCTTAATCAGACTGCTAAGTATCAGGCTCAGATTAATCAGTCTGCTGAAGGCTCTTATAACAGATTGGCAGCACAGTATGCACTTAACAAGATTAAGTTAAATGCTATGTCAGCTGCTGAGCGTTCAGCTACTGATGCTGGTAAAAAACTTGAGCAAGAAACAGCCGCTATATATAAAGAAATGATACGACTCCAGGAAGCAACTGGAAATCACAGACTTAGTGTTGGTAATTATGCTAAGTCGTGGGACGGTCTTGGAGTATCTGTATCTCAGGTAGTTCGAGAACTTCCTGCTGCAGCTGTGTCTCTTAACACATTCTTTCTTGGTATCTCTAACAACATCCCTATTGTAATTGACGAAATTAAGAAAGTAAGAGAACAAAATAAAGCTTTAGCGGCAGAAGGTAAGCCAACAGTATCTGTTACTAAACAAATCATATCAGCTTTATTCAGCTGGCAAACAGCTCTTGTAGTAGTGTTGTATGCCTTATCTGCTCACGGTAAAGAGATTCTGCACTGGATTCAGGTTATGTGGTCAGGCCAAAAGACTGTTGCAGATATGGCTGATGTAGTTGATAGTGTTGACGGTGTTCTGACAAAGAACACAAAACGTTTAGGTGAACAAATAGCAACTCTTAGAAAGTTATCAATTGAGTGGAAGAATTTAGGCGGAAATTTAAAAAAGCAACAGCAGTTTATAAAAGATAATCGGTCTGAGTTTAACAAGCTCGATGTTTCAATTAATAACGTTAATCAGGCTGAGAATCTTCTTGTTGATAATACTGATGTATTTATAAAAGCTCTATATGCTCGAGCTAAAGCCACAGCGGCTATGCAAGTTGCAGCTGAATATTATGGCAAAGCTATTGAAAATCAATTTGATTTTGAGCAAAATTGGAAGGATAAGGACCTTAAGTGGTGGCAGAAACTAGCAGCTGGTGGCATAACTGGTCTTTTGGGATTCAATAAAGAAGAAACAAAAGAGACATATAAGCATATAAGAAATAAACGAAAAACGCAAGTTGAAAAAGAACAAGAATATAATGAGAATTTTGCTGACAAAGCTGTAAAAATAGCCGAAAAGCAATATAAAACTATTGATAAAATATACAAACAATTAGGCTTAGATACAGCTCACAAGAAAGGTAGCACACGTACACGCACACATCGTGAGCGTGATTTAACTGATACAATCTGGAGAAATGACCTCACAATTCAGAAGAAATATGAGGCTAGTATTACTGCTTTGCAGCGAGATGAGTTTAAAAAACGTAAGCAAGAAGCTGTAGATTCTGCTGAGGCTACAATCAGAGAGATGCAAGAGAAGTTCCGTAAAAACGAAGTTTTCTTAGCAGGCAAAAAGGGAAATAAGCCACTTACTGATGAGCAGAAGCAACAGGTTAAAAAACAGCAGGAAGAACTCGCAGCTATCATCGAGAATACTCAAAGAAAACTCAATCTTGATTTGCAAGATATTGAGGATGAGCGCCAAATAGATAGTATGACTAAACTTCGTCAAACTATGAAGTTTAGATATGATACTATTTCGGCTGAGATAGAAAAGGAGAAAAAGCTTAGATTACAGCAACTTGATGACCGTGAAGCAGCTTATACTACAAAGGCTGCTACTATTTCAGAAGATGGCCAGACAGAGGCTGAAGTTACAGGTCAAGCTACTCCTGAACAATTGGCAGCATGGCATAAAGAAAGAGCACAAATCGAAACTAAATATGACCAGATTATTCTTGACTTGCGTGCTAAGGAGATACAAGAACAGTTGTATCTTGTAAAGAAAGGCACTCAAGAAGAAAGACGATTACTTCTTGAACAAGTCGAGAATGCTAGAAAATTAGCTTTAGCTCAAAATAGAGCTAAGCCTGTTGAGCAGCAAGAATCTGAGACCAGTATTAATGCTAAGTTTAATAAACAGAAATTATCCATATCAGGTTCTAATAGACTGCAAAATTTCCAGCAGCAGCAAGCCTTGGCAAAATCTGAATTTGATTTAGCTGTGCACACAGCTGATGAAATTAAAGATTACGAGCTGACTCAGGAAATTGCTCTATGGAAAGAAAAGATAAGATTAGCTAAATCCGGAGCTCTTGACTGGTCACAGGCTCAGATTGATGAAGCTAATAACGTAGTTAAAAAACTCGAAGATGACCAGAAAAAGCTACGTAAAAAAGGTTTGAGTTTGATGGGCCGTATAGGTAAATATGGCGTTACTGGATTCTTGCTTTCTTATATGGGCTTTGATGATGATGGCATTAAAGCTTGGAATGCTGCATGCAGTCAGGTTATTAGCAATCTTCAAGAAATAGCTCAAGCTGAAGTTGACGTCGCACAAGCAGCAGTCGATGCAGCTGAAAAGCGAGTAGAAGCAGCTCAATCAGCTTATGACGCTGAAGTTGAAGGTCGTAACAACGGTTATGCCAACCAAGTTGCAACTAAGAAGAAAGAACTACAGCAGGAGAAGAAGAATATGCAACAAAAGCAAAAACTTCTTGAACAGGCTCAAAAGCGTCAAGAAGCTATCAATACTGTAACTCAGGCTTCTTCTCTTATTACTGCTTCTGCTAATATCTGGTCAGCTATGTCAGGTGTACCTATTATTGGTCCTGCTTTGGCATTAGCAGCTATCGCAACAATGTGGACAAGCTTTGCAGTTGCCAAGGTGAAAGCTAAACAAGCTACAGCAGCAGCAAATCAGGAGTATGGAGAAGGTGGTCTTGAGTTCTTAGAAGGCGGCTCACATGCGTCCGGCAATGATATAGATTTGCATCAGAAAAATTCTGAAGGCAAAAATATGCGAGCAGAAGGCGGCGAAGCTATGGCTATTATAAATAAACGCAATACTCGTAAATACAGACGAGTACTTCCTGATATTGTTGATAGCTTAAATAAGGGCACATTTGAGAATAAATTCTCACAAGCTTTTAATAAAGCAGATAGTCTACAGGCGCAGATGATAACAGTAGAAACAACTACAGATTTGTCAAATATTGAAAGAGGCGTAGAGGCTATTAAGAAACAAAATTCTGAACGTGTTTATCCTTTAGGGGATGGCCGAACTCTTGTTATTAAAGGTAACGTAAGAAGATATATCAATAGTTAACCCAGTACTTCACTCTATAATCTCTGGGACTTTAAATTATATTGAATTATAAATTATAAGGATATATAAATTTTAAAGTTCTAGAGATTAAAATTTAAAGTTTATCTAGATTTATGGCTTTATGAATAATAATATATTTTATTTGCTTAAAGGAGAACAGCAGACAGCTACAAATGGCCAGTTTAACACAAGTACTGGTGAGTTTAAAAGCGCCACTTCAGTAGGTCAATATTGTGTTACATCTTGGCTAACCGGTTTAAGACCAGTTGGCAGAAAACAGCTTCCTATATGCACTTTGTTTCCACCAGATATAAACGTAAAACAGCTGCGAGTATTTTTCTATGATAAGGATGTTAATTATTTAGGCTATACTGTACACATTGGTAGAGGCTTAGTTGACTATAACTCAGTATCTGATAGTGTGAGGCTAAAAGCAGAATATATAAGATGTGATTTTGTATTAGATATTTCAAGCACTGAGCTATCACAGATGACCCAGGTTGAAATTAGCAATATGCTTACTCATGTTTGGGTTTATGCAGGTTTTAGATTACAAGGTCCACATTACAGTAAACTTGAAAATAAATATAAAAAAGAGACTGGTCAAGTATTTTTTAGAAGCTCGCTAGAAGGTTCTATTAAAATATTTGGTACAGACTTTGATTTCATAAAGTCACAGTCTTTAGAAACCAAGTATTTACTGTTAGTAACAAATAATAGTGGAAAAGTATTAGCTTTAAATTCATTTGTTGAAACAGACTGTAAATTAGATGATACGAGGCATTCAATAGAATTGAAATTATCACCTATAGATAGATATTCAAAAATAATGAATAACTATGATAATACTTATGATTTGATTAAGCTTTCACCAGCTATAACTCCACTTACTTTAACAAAGCGCTTACTATATCAATTCTATATTCAAGGTGCCAATTCTGTGTCGTGTTATGCTAATGGAACATATTGGGAACAAGATACAAATGAAGCTATAGATGATGCTGATGCTCTTGAAAAGAAATATTATTTTGCCAAGAATTTTAGCATACAGGAATTCCTTATTACTGAAGAAATGAGTTCGAAATATGCTGGAACTTATTCGCATGTACCTGGAACTCCACCTACTACTTGGGTCAACCAAACTAATGGTGATGGACACATAAAGATGATAGGTATATCTGACTTATCACAAGTAGCAAGCGGCCAAGGCGGCGTAACTTTTAGATGGTTTGACACAGGAGAAGTAGTTGACCCACATGCGACAAGTGGCTTAAAAGATGAATGGAAATTCGTGTTAAAAATATATGATGATAGAGCATTTGGAAGTATAGGAGTAGCATTTTCGCAGTGCATATTTGTTATGCCAGATTGGAGCGTAAATTCTGATAATGCACACATGGGTAGTGCTGGAGAATATAAATTTAGTATACGTAACAGTGCTACAGATGTTACAGTATTTAGTCTTGATGTTATAAATTACGCTATTTGGGGCCGTATACTAGCAGATGTTGACACAGCTGTAGAGCCATCGTCTGGACAAACGAAAACATTATATGATTTGCCAAAAGATGATTTTGTATCTGAAAGGGTTAATTATAGAAAATGCATAGGCTTAATAGGACTGCAAGTAAAGCAGACAGGCTATACTGTTACTCATCCTACTAAATATGGTAGAAATGACTATGGAAAGTATTTTACTAATAATTTTGTAAGTGCTACAACCAAAACTGCGCATATGCCAGTTCCTATAAGTAGAAGTTCATGGGCTAATACGTCTATATGGGCAATTATACCAGATGAATGGTCTTCATTTGAAAGTCAATTTAGAACGCAATTTACTTTAAAAGATGCATTTTCTTTGGCTGACACAACAAAAGCGTTATTACATAAAATAGACCCGTTGGTAAAATTTGAAGCAACAGCTGAGTACAGTAGATTCTTTTATGAAGGAGACACATCAACTCCTATTATGCCTTTCGATGGTTCTAGAATTGGTTATGTTCCATTTATAGCTCCAAAATCTAATGTATTAAAAGGCAATTATGACCAAGCTGCACAGAAAGCAGAAATAACATTTGAACAACTCATGAATATGTTGAGAGACTGTTTTAGATGTTATTGGTACATAGATGATAGCAATAGATTAAGAATTGAGCATGTATCATATTTCATGAAAGGCTTATCGTATACCAGTCCTGGTTTACAGTTTGACTTAACTAAAAAATATGATAAGTTTAATAAGAAAACAGTTCTATATGCTCAAGAGGCAACTAGCTATAACAAAGATGATTTAAATTCCAGGTATGAATTTAGCTGGATGGATGATTCTACTGACACGTTTGAAGACATGGAAATAGACGTTAAGTCACTGTATATACAGTCAGATAAAACAGAAGAAGTAAATTCTGAAGCGTTTTCTACCGATATTGATTTGATGTTGTATGCCCCTGATAAATTTTCTGAAGATGGCTTTGCTCTTATGATGGCAGATAAAAATACAGGACGAGTTCCTATTGCTGCTGTTTCTGGTTTAAGAGATGACGAATACATATATACATATAGTGTTACGCCACAAAACTATTTATGCTCATGGCTATACCTTGCTAGATATTATATGCTAGATATGCCCGCATATCGTATAGAATATACCAGAGCTCCATCAGCTGATGCATATAGAGTAACTGGCATAAAACAGTGCATGCAGCAAGATATAGAGTTTCAAACGGATGAAAAAATAGACTTAAATAAAGCTATTAAAACATCAGTTGGAACAGGAATTATCGATTCACTATCAGTGGATATAGACACGCACCTTATAAATGCCACACTCGTGTATAGTCCAAAATAAAGAGCTAAATAATTTTAAAAATTTATATATTTTTATATAATATTGAATAATTTTTATTATATTTGCAACATGAATTTATTTATTCAGGCAATTTTAAAAGACAAATCCAATAGTAAAAAGCAATATGGCAAATCCGATATGCATATCACCATTGAAGTTCTATGATGACTTCCATAAGCAAAACCGCTATCGCAGTTTTGCTTATGGCCACGTTGCTCCACTTATCACAAATCCGAATGTAGTTTCACCATTTCAGTTAATAGTATCTGGAAATGTTTCAGAAGTATACGTAAGAAGTGCCGATACTAATAAAAGAGTAACTGGTAACGTAGTTGAAAGATTTAAAGATGCTGGACTGAGAAACGTATCAAAAAATGGCTATAACATATTACTATTTTTAGGTATATTTCCACTTTCTGGTGTTATAGATTATGAAGGCCAATATTGGCTAGAAATACATTCTGGCGAATGGTACTATTCAGAAGTATTTTGTTTTGATAATAACATAGATGATTGTCTTAAGGTAGAATACTGGAACCCAGAAGGTGATTTTGCTCTTAAAAATGGCATAATAATATTAGGCAGTGAGAATTTTCATTTTATTTTATTGCTTAAATCTGAATTAGGCAAACCAGAATATTCGTTTGAAGAAGAGGCTACAAAGAGATTAGGCTATTCATTTATTGAAAGCCAAGTTTCTAAGAAAACATATAAGTTCAATACGGTTATTCCTGAATATCTTTGCGATGCTATGAGGATAATTCGTCTCTGTAGTCAGAAGAAGATAACTTGTAAAGGTGAAACTTATGATGCTATAACTTTCAATATGGAAGTTGATTGGCAGGAACAAGGAGATTTAGCTTCAGTAACTTGTGAATTTGATGTGGACAATATAATCACTAATCTTGGTGGCTTCAAGCATGAAAACCTTGGAGGCGATTTCAATAACGACTATAACAATGATTACGATATTGAATAAAATGTTGCAACATAGAGAGTTAAAAACTTAATTGTTTAATTTAAAATTTGTAGATTATGGCTGATACAATCGAAAAGATTTATTGCACAGATGGTCGCGATAATGATTTAGCAGCGATTTTGGCCACTACTAAGAACAATGACCCAGCAACCATGATGGCTGCTATGGGAGGTGGTATGAACAACTGGATGAACAATCCTTTTGTTTACCTAGTTTGGATGATGTTTGCTAATCGTATGTGGGGAGGCGAGCAGAATTGTAACCCTGCTATTCAGGCTCAGATTGATTCTCTTCGCAATCAGATGGCAGATAATCAGAACAGTAACTTGCTTATGGACGCAGTTCATGGTAATACAGCTGCTATCACTCAGCTTGCTGGTAACTTGAATTGCGACTTTAATGCACTCAATGGAGCAATTTGTGACGTTCGTGGAGGTGTAGACCGACTTAGCGGTCAGGTAGGCTTCTCTGCAGAGCGTGTAATCAACTCAGTATCTCAGGGCAATTTGCAGAGATGTTACTATTGAAATTGGTGGCAAATCTAGTGTATATGTTATTCCTGAATTGCTAGAAACTACTAAGGCAGGAAGTATTGTTCTGTCTACTAGTTCAGAAGCTCTTATTAAAGAGGTTAACGCTATTTGCAATGATGCTAAAGAGAAACTCGCAAATAGAGATTACTACCAGATGGTAGTAGACAAAACTCCTGAATTGCTTGTTACTCTTAACCCTGCTCTCAAGAAAGAACAAGAAACTGAGACAAGACTTAAAGCTGTTGAAGGTTCTGTTCAAGAAGTGAAAGACTTAGTTAAAACATTAGTTGAAAAGCTGTCATGAAAAAGATTAAATACATAGTTGTGCATTCATCAGATAATGAAGAGCACAAAATAGAGATTAAAGATAAGTTTTCAAGAACTGCTAATGCGATTATGAATGCGCCAGGCTATCTTGAATATATCAAAAAGCATGGTTACCATTTTACTGACGAACTTGCAGATTATGCGAGCAAGAAAATGGTTAACACATCTGGAAGTGCTCATTCTTGGACTACAGAGCAGTTAAGAAATGTGCTTGGTCCATTTACTCCAACTCATAATGAGACCTGTGGAGATATGGCATATACTGCTAATATGGCTTATGCTGATTTCTATCCAGCAGTTCTTGATACTGTGGACAAGTGCATAACTTATGCTAAGTTAGTAGCCTCAGACCCTGATGGCTATGAAGGCATGGAATTTATGAGATGGACCAGTGATGCTATTGGTAAATCATTAACATTAAACTGGGAGGACTTTATCTAATGGCAAGAACGTTTGAATTTGAACAGATTAGGCTGATTATTATTTCTGCTTTTAGCTCTCTGTTGGCTATACTATCACCAACGGAGGGCTTTGTAGTAGCTCTTATTATCGGTTTTGGCTTTAACATATTCTGTGGAATGAGAGCTGATGGCATATCTATAACGAGATGCAAAAATTTCTCATGGAATAAAGCGCAGAAAGCTATATTTGAATTGGCATTATATTTCACAATCATATATGCTATTTATAGTATTGTGTATGCTTGCGGAGATAAAAAAGAAGCAATATTTGCTGCTAAGATTTTAACACATATATTTGATTATGCTTATGTTTGTAATGGTTTTAAAAACCTTATCATAGCATATCCAAAGAATGTTATTTTCAGAGTGATTTATCACTTAATAAGATTTGAAATTATGAAAGCTTTGCCAGGTTACTGGAAGCCTATTATAGATAGATTAAATAGCGAATTTGATAAACAAGATAATAAATCGTTTGGAAACATGAAACGAGAAAATGATTCTAAATAAAACATATTAATTTAGATTATTTAAAGTAATAAAGTTATGGACAAAATTCTCATGTTGTTGCTCAATTTATGGAGCAAAGGCTATACTCTTAATAGCCAAACTATATGGGATAGTATTAAATTAATGAAACTATGGTTTACGAAAATTTAAAATCTGCTATTAAGCAAGCTATAAAGCAGAATGGCAATCAAGAGATTACTGGCGATTTACTTCAGAGTACTCTGCTTAGTATGGTTGATGAAATTCCTGAAGTAACTCAGGAATTAGGTTCTGATGAAAATAAGGTAATGAGCCAGAAAGCTACTAGCACTGAGCTTAACAAGAAGTTCGACAAAGTAAATATTGTTCAAACAACTGGTAATGCTGAAGATAAAACGATGAGCCAAAAAGTTATCAGCACTGAGCTTGACAAGAAAGCAAACAAGGCTGATATGGACGTTGAGCTTAACAAGAAGTTAGACAAAGTAAATATTAAGCAAGAAATAGGAAATTCAACAAAGGATGTAGTTAGTCAAAGTGTTATATTTGATAACATCAGATTTCCAGTTATAAAGTTTCATAAAGGAATGATGGAAATTACTAACGAACTAGGAGAAGATGGAAATGCTACAGGTAATGTGCAAATTAATGTATTGCAAGAAATAAAATATACTGTATCTTCAAAATCATTTACAGATACTGATTTTAACCGATATTATACTATAACTAAAAAATCTTATATTTTTAGTTTACCGAGTACGCAATGTATTTTATGTTGGAATTATAATAAATTACAATTTGAGGCTTATAAACTTAGACAGGTTTATTCTAGTTATTGCATTCCTATTTGTTTTATATATACAACCGAAAGCAAGATACCTAGAATAAATATAGATTTAAAAGATAATATAATAGGTATAAGACTTAAAGATTATAAAACTAATATACTAACGTATTATCCACTTTATAATTTAGATTCTGTACATATTAGAGATATAATGCCAGACGATATAGAAAATGAAGATTTAAAAAACTATATCCTTTTTGCATGTAAATATATAAAAACTATATATATTGATGAAGGCGATTATAAAACATCTTCATTCTTTACAAATAATAATAAGCCTTCAATAAATTATTATAAGAAACATATAATAGGAGTAAATCGTGATAAGTGTATAATTAGAGCTTGGAATTTCAATAATAATACTCCTACAAAGTTAATTGCTCAAGATACTTGGTATGATAGCGTTTTTGAAAATTTGACTGTATATAATTGTGGATTTGGCAATTCATTGCCTGACTCATTATATGATACTACATTTTATATAACAGTAAAAAATATAGTATTTAATATTACAGAAAATGCACAATCTGGGTATTTAAATTATATACATAATGCTCATTGTATATTTGAAATTAGAGATTGTGTCATAAATGTTAACGATGATGTAACATTATATACAGCAGTATGGGTTGATATAGCAAAAAAATTAATTATAGATAATTGTATCTTTAATGGTTTATTAGAAAGTAACAGGTCTAAACAAAAAATAACTCACTCTATATGTATTGCAGGTGTAAAAAATGCAATTATAAAAAATAATAAAGTCTATGGTGGCACAACTGGTATTATTACAAGAGTAGATAAAGATGCATCTTTAGAGCATTTTACTATAGAACATAATACAGTTGAAGGTACTAAAGAAGAAGGCATAAGTTTTGATTGTTTTGGTAATAATGTAGGTTTACATCCTACAATTTGCGAATTATCTATAACTAGTGCTGAATATATAACATATACGTTACTAAGTAATACAAATAAATCATTAAAGTTATATTGTACTGCTAGAAATCTTAAAGGTTCTCATCCTAATGAAACTTGGCAAGTATATTCTTTAATTGAACATAAAGATTATTTGAAAGATTTCTATATTTATTTTAGTAATTATGCTGGTGATGTTTTTGGTGGAACTATTTGCAAATGTTTAGATGTTGGTGAAGATGATAAAGGAGTATATGTTATAGCTGATATATCGTTCGACCCTGCAACGCTAGAATTATCAGAAGATACAGACCCAAAAGTTGGTACAAATGATTCAAAAAGAACATCTAATTTTAAACGAGCTTCTATTGTATCAGGAATGTTTTATATGTCTATTAAAAATAATATAATTAGAAATGCAAAAGGAACTGGTTTAGCACTATTTTGTGGTATTTACAATTCTGTTATAGATGGAAATACATTTGAAAATTGTGCTGGTGGTTGTTATATGTTTTCAAGTATTATGCTTGCTGTTGATGCATTTACTCCTTGTTGTAATAATAAAATAATAAATAATAGTATTATTGGCGGAGGAACATTATTAGGAGAAACAGGTTATGGCTTTACTTTTTATGGTTACGCAGAACATGAAGATATGCTTTGCTATAACAATGTATTTGCCAATAATTATCTTAATACTAATCAATTATATATTAACAATGTTAAAAATTTAATATTAACAGGAAATATACTTGACGGTAATACAATGTTAAGATTAAAAAATACAGTAGAAACAAGTGTATTTGGTACAAAATTACCTGTTGCTCCTTTACCTGGTCAACATTTCTTTAATACGACAACAAAGAAAGAAATGATGTACAATGGTACAGAATGGATAGAAGTAATATAATCATTAACTATAAAATAAATAAGATTATGGCACTATTATTAAAAGAGTTTTATTTAAAGAAAAAGCATGACAATGTTTATGCTAAAATTGAGTTTGTTAATACGTATAATTCAGAAGCCAACGTTTTAGTTCATTTTTGGAATGAAGATAAAACAGAAATTGTACATAGTTGGAATTATTTGATTCCGTTCGATAAGAAAGAAGAATCCAACTTATATACATATTGCTATAATGAACTAAAGAAACTTGATGAGTTTTCAAATGCAATAGATGTATAATATACAGTAGAGAACTCTAATTTATTGACTTTAGAAATTTAAAAAATAAGACAATGTGAATAAGAAACAATTACATGAAGCACTAGCAGTGCTTCTTACATTTCCTGCAATAAATAACTTAAATTATGAATGACTACGTAATTAATATTTTGCAAGAAGCTAAGCAGAAAATAGAGAATTTACCATTTTCGCCAGCTAAACTTAATGTTGTCTATAAAATTGAAACAATTGTAAGTAAATTAAAACAGTTATGAGACAAATAAATTATATTATCATTCACTGCTCAGCCACTAAGGCTGGGCGTGATTTTCACGCCAAAGATATAGATAAATGGCATAGAGAGCGTGGTTTTGATGAAATCGGCTATAATGTAGTAGTCGATTTGGATGGTACAGTAGAGCCTGGTCGCCCAGAGGCAAAACCAGGTGCTCACTGTAAGGGTCACAATTCAGATTCTATTGGTATCTGTTATATTGGCGGACTTGATGAAAATGGAAAGCCAGCAGATACAAGAACTGAGTTGCAGAAAGCAGCATTGGCTGGACTTGTTGCTGGCTATAAACAAAGATTTCCAAACGCTGAAGTGGTAGGCCATCGTGATATGCCTAATGTGCATAAAGCCTGTCCTTGCTTTAATGCAAAGGAAGAGTACAAAAATATATAAAATTATCCCAGGTACTCCCTATTTTTAACAGAAGTTATCCACTATATTTAAGTTATAAAGTTATCACCTTTATATAGTGGATTTCACTCTCTTCATCTATTTAATTATAGCTAGAATTATGAAGCAACTGAATTTTTATAGTATACTTTCACAATTTTTAATCGTGATTCTCTTGGTGGCTTTTTTGTATATTTGGCACCAAGGAAAACAACATAAAGCTTGTGAAATTGCGTACCAGAATAGTATATCAGTGAGCATGGATTCACTGCATAAATACAAAGTAACAGACAGCTTAAATGCAATTCATATTTCAAATATAGAATTGTCTTTAAAGCAATATAAACGGTTAAGAGCTGATGACGCTAAGTTAATTAAGCAGCTTAAAGCTGATAAACTTACTACTGTAGTAAATCCTGAGACTACTATTAAGTACAAAGTAAAGACGCAGCTAAAAGATTCTATAATATACAGAGATACAGTAAAGGCTATTAACTATAATGATTCATGGAATTCAGTAACAGGATATTTTACAAGAGATTCGGCAAATCTAAATATACAGTCTAAAGATGAGCTTTTAATTACAAAGTCTATAGAACGGAAAAGATTTTTGGGCATTAAACTTAGTCCTAAATGGTTTGGTTACCGCAATCTACAACTCAATATAGTTAGCAAAAATCCAAATTGTACAATCAGCAATATAGAGTATATAGAGCTGAAGTAAAAATATTTGACAAGGTAACAGTTCGTGAACTATCCGTGAACGCTATAGGGTAACGCCTAACCTATTGAAAATCAATCACTTATATAAAAAGTTACCCAAGTTACCCTATAATCTATATAGTTCAAATGAATTTTTTAAAAATATATATTATAACCGTAGTATATTTTTTTAAAAATATCCCTATAAGTTATAGAAAAGGTCCGTGCTCCGGACACTTTTTATATAAGTGATTGATTTTCAATAGGTTATATGGTTCCGTAAATATTTTTTATTTGGTGAACGCCACATATCTGATAAATTTATAAGATTTATGTAATATAGAATTGTGTTACGCGTACGCGCGTATATACACATACATTATATAATATTTATAAGATTTATGTAATATAGAATTGTGTTACGCGTACGCGCGTATATACGCATACATTATATAGTATTTATAAGTTTAAGTGTTAACAGTAGTTAAAAAATTTTTTGTTAACTTCTTTTAACATAAAAAATTTTTTTATATGAAGAATTTTTGCTACTTTTGCAAATGAAAATAATAAAGAACATAACTTCATATTTTACATGGAAAAATTTAACATAAATAAAATTATGAGCCAATATGGCTTACAGGAGCAAGAGGTCGCAAATCTCTTATGGCCAATGGTAAAATATCCTGAGCTTGGTTTCAAGCGAGTATTAAGAGGTGAAACTTACCTTGATTCTGCTCAGATATGTGCCTTGGCAAATTATTTGCACGTACCAGTTTCAGAACTCTTTACCGTTGAAGATACTGACTGGCATGCTATCTCTAAAGATAAGCGAACTATTTTTACGAAAGGTGACTATAAGGTCATAGTCGGAAGAGACCTATTTACAGTATCTATTTGGCACAAGAATGATAATTTCTATAATTCAGTAGCAACTATAGGTTTTATGGAAATCAGTAGATTTCTTAACAGAATGGATGAGCTTATCGAAAATCACAAAGAAGAATTGTTAGACAAATAAATTTTTTAGATTATGGACAGTATTAAGATTTCAGTAGATGTTAATGTACATCTCTCAGAGAAGACAGAAGGTTTTATTTTAGATTTGGTAAATAGTATTATGCTTGGTAAAGTTAAAGCTCCAGCAGCTCCAGCAGCTCCAGCAGCTCCAGCAGCTCCAGCAGCTCCAGCAGCTCCAGCAGCTCCAGCAGCTCCAGCAGCTCCAGC